GTAACACAAATCAATACAGTCAATACAACTGTAGAAGACGTTCTTCTTGAACTACAGGTTGTAGATGGTGCTGCTTTAGGTAGTGATACTAACAAGGACGTTGGTCTTATAATGAACTACTATAGTGGTTCTGCTAAGAAAGCTGCTGTATTCTGGGATGATTCTGCAGGAAGAGTTGTTATAGGTTCAGAAGTTTCAGAGTCTTCTAGTGTTCTAACAGTAAGTACTACTGGAGATCTAGAGATAGGTGGGTTATATATCAATGATTGTGCTGGTCAGACACAAGTAATTTCTTGTTCTGGAACCACTAGATCATTAGAAAATATTACCATAGATGGTGGTTCGTTCTAGCATATATAGAGCAGTTGTTTTTCTAACATGAATGAGGAAGTGAACGCTGTTTTGCAGGTTTATCAAAACAGAGTAAGTACATTATTGGCACAAAATATTGCTTTAGAAGCAAAGCTAACTGTTGCCAACAACGCAGTTAAAAAATTACAAGAAGAAGTAAAGGGTTTAGATCGACCTCGTAATGTACCAGAGGATCCAGATCCAGTGGTAGATGGTGGAGAAGTGTGATAGTTTATTTGGCAGGTCCAATTGAACAATGTTCTGAGGATGAGGTTCACTTGTGGAGAAACTATGTTTCTGACCACATACCTATTGATATAGCTGTGCTTGAACCTCGTTATGATTTAGGATCTGCTGGAGAAATATTTCATAACACACAAGAAAATGTAGAACGATGTGATATGGTTTTTGCTTATTTACCGAAAGCAGTGAATGATAGAAGACCATCTTACGGTACTATATTTGAAATAGCATATGGACATGCACTTCATAAAGAGATTGCTATAATTTCTGATGATGAGTTTGTTCATAATCATCCTGTTATGAAAGGTGTTGGTAGTCATTTTAGATGTTTAGATAATGCAATTAAATACTTATTTTAGTGGTATTTGGCAAGATCAAAATTTTGAATCTCTTAAGTATTCTGGCTATCAGTTGGTCGATTATGTCAATGCTAAAGAACCTTCTAGCGTCTTAGATGTTGGGTGTGGGTACAATAGGTTCAAGGGTAAGATCGATAGGTTGATTGGTATAGACCCATATAATGATGCTGCTGATATAAAAGTTTCTTTAGAAGAATATAACGGACCAAGGTGCGACATAGCACTTGCTTTGGGTTCTATTAATTTTGGTGACGAAAAAGTCATTGATTATCAAATGGACGTACTTCACGGTTTGTGGAGAAGAGAAGCAATATTCAGAGTTAATCCAGGCATACCTCATGACTGGAATGATTATGGTGACATGTATTGGTATCCTTGGTCTAAAGAAAAGATAAATAAGATAGCGGAACGATTTGGATATACTGTGAAGTGTATCGAAACTGAACATACAGTTCAGGGACATCTCCGTTACTTTTTCATTTATACTAAATAAATTACGTAGATAGGAAAACTTAAAATGCTTTCTGGAACCGATTTCGTCAAGAAGATCAAGGAAGGAAACAGTGAATTGTTTGAAGCATCACGCTCAAACGTTCGTCGTTTCTTCGCTTCTAAACCAAGTGATGAGTACCTAGTTGAGCACTTCCGTGGACGCATGGTCAACGAAGCTCAGAATATGTACGCCATCGCTGGTCAAGTTGCATCCGCAGATCCTTCTACAGACGTAAAAGACTTAGAATTACTAAGCAAGCAAGCACTAGACGAAGCTAAGCACTTCCGTATGGTTAAAGAAGTTATTGAGCACATCACAGGCGAAAAGCTAGATGTTGCTGCTGCATTTGCTGCTGAAGCAGAAAAGCCTCAGGCAAAAGGTGCAGAACTTCTAGACAAGTACGAAGCATCTAATGATGAAGCAGCACTTGCTGCATATCAGTTAGTTGCTGAAGGAAGAGCAGAAGCAGTCTGGAAGGAAATGGCAGAATGTGTAGATGACAAGTTCATTTCTTCACGTTATGCTACTATTGCTAAAGATGAAGGATTCCACTCAAACTTAGGTGGACGTTCACTTTCTCGCTTAGTAGAAGGTAAAGAAGATCTTCAAGCACATGTTCTTGGACTTGTAGAGAAGATGAGAGCTGACCTTCTTGAGATCAGCAATAAGAACACTGCTACTCCTTTAGCCGTTGTTTAAAAGGTTTACGACCTTCACGAATACTTTTGTCTAACCAGTGCTCTTGCACTGGAAAGACATACTTATGATTGGCATCGACAGTTACAAAATTGTCGATGCCTTTTGTTGTCACAGGAAATTCTAATACCCTACCAAGATATTCGATATATTTTTCTTTCCATAAGAAGAATGCCTCATGGTCAATGAAGTGGCATGTTAGATCCTTGAAGTATTCAAGGGCAGTATCCATGGTTACTTCACCACCTACACGTTTTTGTTGTAGTTCATTTATATTTCTATCTCTTACTATAAGAGCAATAATTGGTTGTACACCTAGCGATATCGCTTTCTGTGCAACCTCTTTTATTTTGGGAACTTGTCGGACACCATCATAGAAGAAAGGTACACTGACGTTAGCACAAAAGAACTCTCCTTCTGGGAATGTCAATTCTTCTGGATGCACCCAATACCTAGCAAATGGTTCTTCGTCACTAGGAACCCAGTAGTTGTCCTTCAGTGAATCCCATCCTACAACGTTAGGATGTGCTGATAATAATCTAGCAAACAAATGGTTACCAGATCCTTGTGGACCAGCAACAATCAATAATTTTTTCATTGGTAGCACTACGGGCAGTGACATGGTTTATCTCCACAACAAGGTAAATAATCACCTGAAGGTTTATCTGGTGTATTGGGATTGGAAGGAAAAGGTATCCCAGTTTTGTTACCATCGTCTAGGATATTATAGTCTACGTATTTGATATATTTTTTATTAGCATCTTGTTCTAATATTTCATCTACTCTCTTATCATACCATGCTATAGGGAATCCAACATCTAATGTTTTGAGATACTCTTGCTTGTAAAGATAAAGCAGTTCATAACTTAGATATGTTGGTTTTTCAAAATTTGGCAGTTGGTCTAGGAAGTGTCGTATAGTAGACTCTTCTCTTATTCGGTTTTGTTGATGTGCAAGTATATTTTGATCTCTACCTATGACTAAGACTTTAGTCTTCACACCACAAGATTGAGCATTTGTGCAAAACTGCACCACGTTTGGACACCATTTGGTCCCTTTACTTTCTATGCCAAGTGGGATGCTTATAGAGGTAAAGTAATATTGACTTTGCGACCAGTCAAATTTATGCAGAGTGGACGGATCCTTCCAATACTCAGCAAAGGGTTCTGAATAACGGTGTGCTTCCCAATAATTATCGAGAAGAGTTTTCCAACCAAAAACGTCCTCGTGTAGTGAGAATATTTTGGACCAGAGGTGGTTGCCCGAACCTTGCGGTCCCGTTAACACAGCGAGAGTTTTTGTCATCATAATCAGCTACCTAATCTAATTATAACATAAATATCTTCGACAGTAGATACTGTCGTTATAGGTACATACCGATATGGCAAATCCCAAGATTAAAATAAAGCGATCTAGTGTCGCTGGTAAGGTTCCGCATTATCCAAATACACTTGACTTAGGTGAGTTTGCAATTAATACTGCTGATGGCAAAGTATTCATTGCTTCTGGTCAAGATGGAGTAGGCATAGGAACAACAGTTCAAGAAGTTGGAGTTTCAACAGCTTTAGTATTATCAGGTATTGTGACATCTGGTAGTTTTGTTGGACCCCTAACAGGAGCAGTAACAGGTAATGTTACTGGAAATGTAACAGGAGACCTTACGGGTAACGTCACAGGAGACGTTACGATAGGAACTCCTACAGGAGGTTTCAAAAGCGGTGCGTTCACCATATCAAATACCGATAAGACAAAAGATTCTATAAACGAACTAAACAATATATTAGGAAAATTAGTACCATCAGCACCTACTACTATCGATGGTGTTTCAATTAGTCTGACTGGAACAGCAGGTAATGGTAGACTTTGTGCTGGATTTACACCAACAAACAATACAGGCGGTTCTGCTCCAGTAGCAGGTACTCAGTACACAAGGAATACTGATAGTACCATATCTACTACTTACATAACCGAATATGGTCCAGGAGATTCTGGAACGGTAACTGGTTATGTAAACTCTACTGGTATAGGTAACATCACATTAGCAAGTGGAGATCAGAGTGCTACCAGTGATGCTTTACAGATAGCAAATGATGAGGATGCTTCCAATTCATCAAGAGATTCAGGAATAGCAGCAGGGTTCTATGAGATATATGACGTTAGAATAATAAATGCAGCATCGCCTGATGGTTATAACTTAGCAAATATTACACACGGTTCAGCAACAACTGGATCTGTTTATTGGTATGAGGATCCAAGTACAGTGGGTGCTCCTGTAATATCATTCAGCACACCTATAACACCTGCATCACCAACATTAGCGTACTCTTCTGGTATACCACATTATACAGAAGCATCTGCTAACGCATTCACTTATGTGATGACAGTTGAGAATGCAACTGGTGACATGTATACCTCTAATTCATTCATCAATAGTGATGGACAAACAAGTGGATTCCAAAATCCAGGAGATAAGAGTTATACAGATTTTGCTTCAGGAACTAATCCACCAGCAAGAAACTATGGTGTTGGTACTGGAGTAACTTGTTTGATATCTCAGCAACCAAGGAATGTACACACCACTGTTACATCTAATGTTTTCACATCCTTTGATGCTTCAACTCCTTATGGTTCTCATAACAACCAGAGAGTAAGTTATACAACTGATGTCAATATCATGGGAACCACTGCTGTGACCTCCAGCATGGACGAAGATAACATTTCTATATCTTCTCTCGGAACTGGGTCTGGTAACGCTACCAGAGTCAAGGCAGGTGCAACTGGTGACAATCCTACTGCTGCATATACAACTTGGACTGGTAATGCTTCTGGATCAATTGATACTTATGAGGCAACAGTTAGAGGAGGTACATTACGTCACGATCAAACAGATTATTCATCTGGATATCTTCCTGCAGGTCCAGATTATTCTTCTGGTAGAACTGGTAATCAATACTTCCAGATTGAGTTGATAAGATCTGCTGTTTCAGAATTCAGTATAACCTATGCTGGTTCTGTTGCTGGATGTTGGGTATGTATGCCTGACAACTCAACTTGGACTACTTCATTATCAGGTACAAATGGATGGGCAGATATGTTTGCAGCATATAGAGGCTCTGGTGTTCCAACAACTGCAGAACCAGGATGTTCTTCAGGTGGACTAATGGATACCAACGGAGGTACATTCACATGTACTTTTGGAACAGAATCTTCTTCTAATGATTCTAATAATAGAATTCTGATCAGATGGAAATTGACCTCTGGACAGTCAATAACTTCAATGTCATTCACATCTACATAAGCGAGGAATAACCAAGTGGCAGCATCATCAAACCAAAAGATAGATTATCTATTAAAGAAGATTGGTTATACCGCAACAAAGACTGGTATAGCAGAAGATGGAAGTATAAGTGGTACTAAAAAATCTCCTTCGGGTGAAGCAATTGCATCTCCCTTAGTTGTTCCTAGTACTAGTGTATGGGCAGATAGCAGCCTAATTCCAACAACACCACCAGGTTCAGATAGTGGTACGGTAAAGGTATATCTTGCTGGTACTTCTGGTCTGAGAATGACCGTTGACAGTACGGTTTCTGGTAGTCGTTCCTTTATTGCATATACAACATACAACAATACTGGTTCTGGAATTTTAGGTAACTGGATTGATACGCAATTTGGTTCAGATTATATTATCAAAGTTTATAAAGGTGATCCCAATTCAGGTGGCGTTCAGTTATCTGCTGCTGGTTCTGGATCTAGTGATGGGTGGTTCTTTGACTATTCATCTGGTGTCCTAAACTTCAATGATACAAACGTACCAAGTGGAGTATCCGATACTAACATTTACATTGTAGGTTACAGATATATTGGTAAAACAGGAGTTGTTACTCCAGGTGGTATTTCATCAATCACTCAGTTGAATGTTAGTGGTATTGCCACAGTACCTCAGTTACAAGCTGGTACAGTAAATGCATCTGGTATTATAACTGCTACCGAATTTCATACTGGTGCATCGGGATCTGCTATACGTGTTCTTGGGAATACAATTTCTGGTCCTGCAACTCTTACCCTTGACCCTGCTGCTGTAGGTGACAATACGGGTACAGTTGTAATTGCTGGTAGTTTACAAGTTGATGGTACAACTACAACAGTTAACTCAACTACAGTTAACATTGTTGACAAGCAAGTAAAATTAGCAGATGGTGCTGCCAATGATGCTGCAGCAGATAGTGCTGGTCTACTAGTTGATTCTGGTGATGGTGATAAGACATGGACATTCCAAGCAACTGGAGATAATTGGGGATCATCTGAAAATATAAACCTTGCTACTGGTAAGGTACTGAAGGTCAATAATACTGAGATTCTAAGTTCAACTACTTTAGGATCAAGTGTTATAAATTCTTCTCTAACAAGTTTAGGAACGATAGGATCATTAGTTGCGACCACTGCAGATATCAATGGTGGTACAATTGATAACTCCATTATTGGTGGTGCTACTCCTGCTGCTGGTACATTTACTAATGTTACTGCTAATGCGGTTCTAGATGTAGATGGACATGCCAATCTTGATAATGTAAGTATATCAGGTGTAACTACAACCACAGGAGCAATCACTGCGTCGGGCGGTGTTGTCGGTGCTCTAACAGGTAATGTAACAGGTAACGTAACTGGAGATCTTACTGGTAATGTAACAGGTAATGTAACAGGTAATCAATCAGGAGGAACGGTTTCTGCAACATCTGCAGCAATTGCTGATCTAACTTCTGGTCGTGTCGTACTTGCTGGTACAAGTGGAGAGTTAGAAGATAGTGGAAATCTTACATTCAATGGATCTACTCTTGTCGTAACTGGTGCTGCTACAGTATCCACAACACTGGGTGTTACTGGAGAAACTACTTTAGCATCTGCCACCGTGTCTGATCTAACAGACAATCGTGTTGTTATAGCTGGTACTTCAGGTGCTCTTGAGGATAGTGCAAATCTAACATTTGATGGTTCAACTCTTGCGGTTACTGGTGCTCAAACAATCAGTAGCACCCTAGCAGTTACGAGTGATCTATCTGCAAGAAACGTTACTGGTGTTGCTGCTACCTTCACAAGTAATGTAGTAATTGGTGGAGACCTTAGTGTTACTGGTGATGTAAGTTACGATAATGTTCAAAATATAGATGCTGTTGGTATTGTTACAGCACAGAAAGATGTAAGAGTCAATAGAAACTTATACGTTACTGGAATAACAACAGTCTACGGTGACGTACATTTTGAGGGTAAACTTTATGATGGTGAATATGCAACTGGATCTGCAGGGCATCTTCTAACATTTGATGGTACAGATACCTCTTGGGTAAATCCAAGTACGGTAACTGCTGGTAATGCTACTAACGTTACTGTTACTGCAGATAGTACTAGTGCAACTAATTACCTTGCATTTGTTGGTGCTAATTCAGGAAACAATGGAGTCAAGGTTGACACGGGTCTAACATACAATCCAAGTACTAATCAATTAGTACTTGCTGGATTTACTTGGCCTACAACCGACGGTTCGGCTGATCAAGTTTTGACCACGGATGGATCGGGTTCTCTAACCTTCCAAACTCCTGCATCATCAGCAGGTATCACTTCTATAAGTGAATCTACAACAACTGCTACTGCAGGTCAAACTGCATTTACTGCACCAAATGTATTTGATGATGGAACACAAGCAAAAGCATTCCCAGTATCAGTATTTGTAAATGGAGTAAGACACCGTGTAGGTTCTGCATCATCTTGCGACTTCCAGTTATCTGCACCACAGACAATCAACTTCAATGCACAATCTGCTGCAACTGCTGGTGATAGGGTAACAATTCAAGTTGGTTATGGTTATACTATAACTGAACAGTATTTTACTGCTACACAGAATCAAACTTCATTCCAAACAAGTATATCAACTCCTGGTGCAATCAAAGAAAAAATTCACGTTTACTTGAATGGTGTTTTACTTAGAAGAGGTACTGACTACACTTCAGGATCTCCTATAGTTCTTGGACAGGGTGCAGATGCAGGAGATGAGATATCTCTACTCTCTAGTGCAGGTGAAGATGTGTTTACTGCTACAGAAGGTCAAACGAAATTCACACCAAGTGATAATGATACTACTGATAAAAATGTTGAAGTGTATCAAAATGGTATTCGATTAGAACTAACACAAGATTATACTAAGCATAGTCCACATGTCACAATAATCAATCCTGCTACAGGATTAGATGCTGGTGATGAACTGGATGTTGTTATCACTCGATAAATAGTAACATGGCACAACCAAATACTAGACAGGGACTGATAGATTACGGGAAACGACAGTTAGGTTTTCCCGTATTGGAAATCAATATTGCTGATGAGCAATATGATGATCTAATAGATGATGCTATTCAAAGATTTCAAGATCGTCATATGGATGGTGTTGAAAAGATGTATTTGAAACATAAAATAGATGAACAATTTGTCAATACTGTAAGAGCAACTGATCATGAAGGAGGAGAAACTTCAGTAGGTATTACAACTACTACTGCAACTGCTTCTATTACAGGTGTAGGTACAACAGTTCATTCATTTGTAGAAACTCAAAACTACATTCAAATACCAGATGCTGTCATTGGTGTTGAGAAAGTATGGAAAGTTGATAGTCGTGCTATAGCATCTAATATGTTCAACTTGACATATCAGATATTCTTGAATGAGATATATTATTTCAGTTCTATGGAACTGCTCAGTTACACACAAACAAAAAGATACTTAGAAGATATTGATTTTATATTACACCCCGATAAGCAGATAAGATTCAATAGAAGGCAGAATAGATTGTATATTGATAGTGATTACAGTAGTATGAAAGAGGATGACTATTTGATTATTGAATGTTATAGGACATTAGATCCTAATGACTTTACTAAAGTTTATAATGATCCCTTCTTGAAAAGGTATTTTACTGCATTGTTGAAGAAACAATGGGGTTCAAATATGATGAAGTTTAGAGGTGTGAAAATGCCTGGTGGTGTAGAACTCAATGGTAGAGAGATATATGATGAAGGAGTAAAAGAATTAGAAAGACTAGACGAACGTATGCAGTGGGAGTACGAAATGCCTGTACTTGATATGATTGGATAATGGCACTCAATCCTTTTTTCTTACAAGGTAATAAGCAAGAGCAGTTACTTGTTCAGGATTTAACAAACGAGCATATTAGAATGTTCGGTGTTGAATTCATTTATATGCCTAGGGTATATGTGAAGACTGCTGATGTTCTACGTGAAGTTACTAGTTCTAAGTTTGACAGATCATTTCCTATAGAAGGATTTATCTCATCATATGAAGGGTTTGATCAAAACTATAATTTACTTACAAAATTTGGTGTAAGGTCTACTGCAGAGATGAAAATTATCATCTCACAGGATAGATATGATTCATCTATAGCACCTTTATTATGGAAGTTCCCAACTGCTACATACGGTCCTACTGGGAGAACGGAAGATCAAGTAAGACCTTATGAAGGTGACTTGATGTATTTCCCAATGAGGGATATTATATTTGAGATCAAGTATGTAAATGATATTGTAGATTTTTATCAACTAAGAAATACCTATACCTATGAGTTAACCTGTGAACCATTCGAGTACACAGACGAGACTTTCGATACTCGTGTGGCAGAGATTGATGATGACTTTGAGACTGAGGGTTACAATGTAACAATGATTCTTGGATCTGGTGGTGAGAAGGCAACAGCATATACAACTCTTACTAATGGTGGTATATACAAGGTTGATGTTATAACAGGTGGTGTAGGATTCAATACAACACCTACAGTTAGGTTTGATGCTCCAGTTGGAGCAGGCCATACTGCTCAAGGTTATGCCAAGATGGTCAGGGTAGGTACTAGGAACTTCTCATCATGGGGAGTCCAGAGTGTTGTTATTACTGATCCAGGTTCAGGATATATTCCTGGTTCTGATGTTCCAAATGTAACTTTTGTTGCTGGAGATGGTGTTGGTAGCGGTGCAGTAGCAATAGCAGGTGTTGGAACAGAAGGTGTAGTTGGTGTTACATCTATATCATATGCAGGTAAGAACTACTCTAACGCTCCTTCTGTAACTGTTGGTGCTTCTTCTACTGACGGATCTACTACTAATGCAACGGCATTTGCTGGAATCAATAGTGCAGGTCAGGTAACACATGTTCACTATACAAATGCTGGATATGGTTATACTTCAGTTCCTGTTATTACAATAGGAGATTCTGTAGAGGGTTCAGGAACATTTAATTATGGAGATGTTATCAAGGGTTCTTCTTCACTCACTACTGCATTTGTAAGTAGTTGGGATGCATCAACAAATACGTTGTTAGCAAGAAATCTATCTGGTCAATTCTCAGGAGGTGAGACTATAACTGTTGAAGTTGGTGTGAGCACGGGTGCGTCATACACTCTAAATAGCATCGACTATAATGATGACGATGCGTTCAACGATAGTGAGACTATCGAATACATATCTGATACATCTATAGTAGACTTTACAGAAAAGAATCCATTTGGTGAGATTTGATGGTAGGTAATTATTTTTACAATGAGACCGTAAGAAAAACAGTTATCGCTTTTGGTACACTGTTCAATAATATTAGCATTAAAAAATTTGCTAATGACGGTAAAACTATTAGTATGATGAAGGTTCCTATTGCATATGGTCCTATGCAAAGGTTCTTAGCACGTATTGAGCAACAGCAAAATTTTGATGATAACGTAGC